GTTTCAAGCGCGCGGGCTAGGGCTGCTAACTCGAGCTTGCCACCAGCTTGTTTTAACAATCCCACCGAAATGCCATTACCCGGTGCAAGGGGCGTTCCTCTAGCATACAAAAAACACAAGAAGCCGCCGAAGCTGCGCTACCATCAAATTTTGCTGCAGCCAAAGCTGATTTAGATGACAAAGTTTCTAAGCTATCAGGAGAACTAAATTCGGGACTTAACGGACTTACCGGTAATACAAAACAAGGCCTTTCCCAATTACAGGCATCTCTCGGAGCCGCAGGTGCTGCTGCGTCTTCTGGACTAGGCGGATTAAAAAATGCCGTTACTGGATTAGGAGGGTTTGCCGACGGTGCTGCCTCGAAATTTGGCGGTGCTGTGGATTCTTTACGTACTGTGGCAGGATCGACTAGTAACATTGCAGCAGATATCTCCGGTACCATAAACAAATTAACTGGTGGCAGTCTTGCTGGAGGACTAATGAAAGCCGCAGGACAAATTAGCGCAGCCGCCGGCATGCTCAACAACATACTTAGTCTTAAACGTGCGGCCAACCTGCCAAAGGGAGCAGAAGCATTCATGAAACAGGGCGAAGCGATCAAATTGAATGTGAGCCCAAAAGAAGACTGGCGTGTAAGAATAGATTGTCAATGGAATATTTTTAATAGTCCACTGTTTGAGAGACTCAAGCAAACAGGTGGAGTAGTATGGCCGTATCTGCCTAGCATTACAGTAGCAACCAAAGCAGAATATACACCAATCAACACAGTGCATAACAACTATACCAACTATGCCTACAAAGGCAGTTCAGTAGATGACATACAGATTTCTGGAGAGTTTAGTTGTGAAACAGCAAGCGACGCAGCCTACTGGATAGCTGCCACTACCTTTTTTAAAACAGCCACCAAGATGTTTTTTGGTCAAGGTGAGTTAGCTGGAAATCCTCCGATCATATGCATTCTCAAAGGATACGGAGGTAGTGTGTTTAATAACACTCCAGTTATTATAAAAAGTTTCTCTGTAGATCTAAAAGACGATGTCAATTATGTAAAATGTACAGAATTTGGTACGGATACATGGGTTCCTGTAATGAGCACAATATCAGTGACTGTGTCACCGGTTTACACCAGAGAAAGAATGCGGAAGTTTAGTCTTCAAGATTATTCTCGTGGTACTATTACATCGGATAAGATAGGATATATCTAATGGCAAAATATTCTAAGGCAAGTCCATGGGCCAACACTCAGCAAAATGATCTGTATCTAGAACTGCTAGATATCAGACCAGTGCCCGCCGAAGCAGATGATGTGAGATATGTGATAGAAAATCAGTATCGTAATAGACCCGACCTACTGGCATATGATTTATATGGCAACGCTAAATTATGGTGGGTGTTCGTGCAAAGAAATATGTCAGTGATAAAAGATCCGATCTATGATTTCAAACCAGGCACCGCTATCTATCTTCCTAAGAAAAGCAATCTGTCAAAGTTTTTAGGAGTTTGATATGGCTTTTAGAGAACTTGGAAAAATACTAGACATAAAAAAACCAGACGGAACGCCAATTATTCCTGTTGACACTGCTGCGGCATACAATATTGGTCAAGCAGTTCGAACTACTTTAGAAAACGTTTCCAGGGCTACTGATCCAATTAAAGATGGCAAAAGTAATGTAACACCCGATCCTAAAAAATTATCTTCAAATGTAACAAAAAATTTACCATCGCTAGTGCCTAATCCTATGGAACAATTTGCTACCAGCAACATCCTATGGACCTTGGCAGCACTGACTCCCCAACAGTTTAACAATCCAGTATCCTATAGAAACAGCACCAGTGAACTGAAAAATATTGTGTTTAGTTCCGGCGGAAGATTTGACGATCAACGAGTGAATACTAAATTTGGTGCACCAGAATATTTTGTCAATAATTTTGTGATGAATTGTATTATCGGAGCTAATGAAAAAACCGGCAACAGTAATGCAATAAAATTTACTTTTGATATCATCGAACCTCAGTCTATGGGTCTGTTGTTGCAGAGCATGCAGAATGCTGCTATAAAAGCAGGATATCTCAGTTATCTTGATAATTGTCCCTATGTGCTGAGAATGGACATACTGGGATTTGATGAACTAGGAATAGCCATCAGTTCAATTAAACCAAAGTTTTTTGTATTGAAACTAGTAAGTATGAAATTCACAGTTACTGAAGCAGGATCCAACTACAAAGTTGAAGGTATTCCTTATAACCATCAGGCATTTTCTGACGCCATAAACACCACCTACAATGATTTAAAAATTGCTGGAGATTCCAAGGGTACGGGAATTGTAGAAGAAGTTTTACAAACCAGTCCAGACGGACTAACAGCGGTGTTAAATCGCAACGAACAAGAATTAAAAAAATTAGAACGCATAACTTATCCAGACAAATACGTGATTCAATTTCCTCAGATCAGCAGTGCATGGTATTCGTCCGGAGGAAAAAAAGAAAAAAGAAATACAGCTACAGTTAATCCTGTTGAAGAAGAAAACGAAGGAGACATCGCACTATTCGGGTCAGGAGTACAAACAGAAGTAGATCCAGCCAATCTGCCAAAAAATGCTATAGGTGCCTCCAGTCTAGGATTTGATCAACTGAGAGGCGGTGCAAATATTTTTAAACGTGCCGGAGACAGCATCGATGAAAAAACAGGCCTAGTTAAACGCGATGGCATGACCATTGATCCTAAGCAACGGGCTTTTCAGTTTGGACAAGGACAATCTCTTACCTCAATCATGAATCAGGTTATACTGAGTTCTAAATATGCCTTTAATGCCATCAATGAAAAACCAACCGACGAAGGATATATTTCATGGTTTAAACTAGATGCTCAGATTGAACTTTTAGACTATGATCCCTTGATAGGCGATTACGCCAAGAAGATCACCTATCGAGTTGTACCATATTATATACATCAAAGTATATTTTCAAATGCCAGTGCAGCACCAATAGGTTATCACCAGCTGATGAAATCGGTAGTGAAAGAATATCAATATATCTACACCGGTCAAAATGTTGATGTAACACGATTCGATATAGAAATTAACAATTTATTTTACACAGGAGCCAATCCATCGTCGGAAAAGAGCGGATCAAAAACTTCTAATCAAGACCAGAAACCAGCGGAAAGAACTAATGCAAACACAGGCACAGGGCAGGGTAGTGCTCCATCTTCACAAGCGGCACAATTAGGTAGGGCTAGACCAAAACGAGATCCCAAACTGCTGAAAGGATTTAAAGGCGGTAATTCGGATAAAACTGTAGAACAAAACGTAGCAGAGACTTTTCAACAGGCATTTCTCAGCGGCAACAGTGCTGATATGGTTTCTGTTAATCTAGAAATTATGGGAGATCCATATTGGATCATAGACAGTGGAATCGCTAATTATTTCGCAGACACCCCTGCCCCTACCAGTCAGATAACCAATGACGGTACAATGAATTACGAAAGTGGAAACATCTATATCTACCTAACGTTCCGAACTCCTGCTGATATCAATGAAACCACAGGCCTATATGATTTTTCAAAGGACGGTAAGGAAAGCCCATTCGGCGGCATTTACAGGGTCGTAATGTGTGAAAACACCTTTTCCGATGGTCAATGGAAACAGAAATTAAAATGTATTAGAATGCCAGGACCGCAAGGACCAGAAATCACTGAAGAAGATAAAACAGGGGCAGTAACACCTACAGATGCCGGAGCTATAGACATTAAAGAACAAGAAGCTCCTAAGACCTCCCCTATAGATGACAGTAACACTACGACACAACTAGCTTCTAACAACAACACAACAAATACTAACGCTGACGGAACATCAAAAACTCAAACCACTAGTAATCAAGCACCAACTAGAACAGGTTTTAGATATTACAGAGATTTAGGACAAGGATAACAAATGGCAGAATTAGGTAGACCTTCGGCAGAAGGTGAAGGCAAATCAGGAGGACTGACTCAAGGCATATATCTTGCTCGGGTTATCAGCCATCTTGATCCCACATTTATGGGAGCGTTGGAAGTGACATTACTTAAAGATCAAGGTAATGATCCCGGTGATGACAGTCAACTGCACATAGTAAAATATGCCCCTCCTTTCTTTGGTTATACTGGGTTTGAATACATGGGCAAGAATGATGGTACTAATTCTACCATTGAAGGATTCAACGACACACAAAAAAGCTACGGCATGTGGTTTGTACCTCCGGATGTGGGAGTCAACGTATTGGTGCTGTTTGTAGACGGCGATCCTAGTCAAGGCTATTGGTTTGCCTGTGTGCCCGGCCGTTATATCAACAACATGGTTCCTGCTATAGCAGGATCTAAAATTAATGCATTAGATGCAGAAGATAAAAAACGATACGGTCCTATGAAAGATGGCACCGGTAACCCTTTGCCTTTACCTGTGGCAGAAATAAACAAACGTATCAACGGTGAGAAACAAGAGATAGATCCAGAAAAAATTCCTCGAGTAGTACATCCTATTGCCGATCGATTTTTAGAGCAAGGCCTGTTAGAAGATGATGTACGAGGAACAAGTTCGTCATCGCCAAGAAGAGAGTTGCCTGGTATGGTTTTTGGAATCTCAACACCTGGCCCAGTAGATCGTAGAACTAATGCTAAAAAAGCAGTGATTGGAAAAAAAGACAGCAAGTCTGCACCACTGCCTATCAGCAGACTAGGTGGTACGCAGTTGGTCATGGATGACGGCGATGACAGATTCCACAGAGAAAAAACTGCCGCAGAAGGCCCGGTGAAATATGTTGATCTATTAGATCCAGCTGTACAGGCAAGAATTTCACAAGGTGAACCTACAGTTCCCTACAACGAATATTTTAGAGTAAGGACTAGGACCGGGCACCAAATACTGTTGCATAACTCGGAAGATTTAATCTATATAGGCAACGCTAGAGGCACTGCATGGATCGAAATGACCAGCAATGGCAAGATAGATATCTATGCTCAAGACAGTGTCAGCATACATACCGGCACTGATCTCAACATACGTGCCGACAGAGATATCAATTTTGAAGCTGGCCGCAACATGAATTTTAGAACAGAATCAGGAAAGTGGCATGCAGAAATTGCCACAGACATGGAGTTTTTGATCAATAACGATTCCAAACTCACAGTAGGAGCCAATTGCGATATTCTAGTAGGAGCCAAACTCAAGATTTCAGCCAACAACGATATGGATATTGCTACCAATACGGAACTCAAAGTTTCCGCTACCGGCGACATCAGTCTAGGTTCTGCATCAGAATTAAAAATGAATGGTTCAAAAATCAATCTCAACGGACCTAACAATGCAGAAACTGCTGCGCCAGCAGACTTTGTGAGACCATATGATTTAAGAGACAATGTAGCGACTAGCACCACCGCAGGATGGGCCAAGAAATATCAGTCAGGGATAGTTAAAAGTCTAATGAAACGTATCCCTATGCACGAACCTTGGCCTTTACACGAACATCTCGCTCCTGCGCAGTTAACACCTGATAACACAGATAGGGATTCATGATATGACAAATCAATTATACAATCAAAAGACAGTGGCCAATACCACGGCAGTGACTACAGAAAATCAAGGCGTGTTCCTTTACAAGGGATTCCACAGTCAACAGAGTTCGAAGAATTATAGACTTTATGATATTGATTTAGTCAAACAGGATTTGATAAATCATTTCTACATTCGAAAAGGAGAGAAATTAGAAAATCCTGAGTTCGGAACAGTGATCTGGGACATGTTGTTTGAAAATTTCACCGAAGAGGTCAAACAGATCATTGCCAAAGATGTGGAAGCCATAGTAAATTATGATCCAAGAGTCACAGTCAACTCTGTAGCTATAGATAGTACAGATCAGGGCATACGTATACAAGCAGATATTGTATATCTACCGTTTAACGTTAATGAACGCATGACGTTTGACTTCGACAAAACCAATAATATGATTATATAAGCAGTTTATTTTCTAACATAAATATTGAATAGGGATGCATAATGACCACTACAAGTAGACAAAATAACCTAATTTTAAATCAAGACTGGACTAGAATCTATCAGACATTTAGAAATGCTGATTTTAAAAGTTACGACTTCGAGAATCTGCGTAGGGTTATAATCACCTATTTGCGTGAAAATTATCCTGAAGATTTCAATGACTACATTGAGTCATCGGAATATCTAGCATTAATTGACGCCGTGGCATTTTTAGGGCAAAGTCTAGCTTTTCGTATTGATTTAGCCAGTAGAGAAAATTTTATAGAACTAGCAGAAACTAAAGAAAGTGTATTACGTATTGCCCGCATGTTAAGTTATAATGCTAAAAGAAATATCGCTGCCAAAGGACTTTTAAAATTTACGTCTGTGACTACCACAGAAGATATCTTAGACAGCAACGGAAGAAACTTACAGCAGCAGATAATCAGTTGGAATGATCCCACTAACACCAACTGGCTAGAACAATTTATTCTGGTGTTGAATTCTGCCATGGCAGACAATACAGAGTTTGGACGTAGTCAAGGATCGGCAATCATACAGGGCACCTCTACAGAACAATATAGATTTAGAACAACCAGTACAGATGTACCTATATACTCTTTTAGTAAGACTGTTTCTGGTAGAGGAATGTTATTCGAGATAGTTTCCACAGCATTTAAAAATAGCGAAACTATATATGAAGAACCTCCGGTTCCTGGAAATCAACCAGGCTTTGTTTACAAAAATGACGGCACAGGGCCCGGTAGTCCTAACACAGGATTTTTCTTTATGTTCAAACAGGGCACACTGGCCCTGGCTGACTTTGGTATAGGTGTACCAACCCCCAACGAAAAAATTGCTATCGATGCTGCAGATATCAATAACGACGATGTATGGTTATTTTCATTAAACAGTGCAGGAGCACAGCAGACAGAATGGTCTAAAGTCTCCGCACTGGCAGGCAATAATATAGCCTACAATAGTTTGAGCCAAAACATAAGAAACATATATTCGATTACCACTAAAGAAAATGATACCATCGACTTGGTATTTGCTGACGGAGTCTACGGCAATCTGCCACAAGGGTCTTTTAGAGTTTTTTATAGAACCAGCAATGGATTATCATATACCGTAAGTCCCAACGAACTTAGAGGTATCAACATTGGCATTTCTTATCTTAATAAATCAGGAGTCGAACACACACTAACAGTCGGATTAGCTCTTCAATCCACTGTGGCAAACTCTGCAGCTTCTGAAAGTATAGACTCAGTGAGAACCAATGCCCCGGCAGTCTATTATACACAAAATCGAATGATCACTGCTGAAGATTATAATCTAGCGCCATTAAGCAGTAGTCAAAATATAATCAAGATAAAATCAATCAACCGAACATCTAGTGGTATTAGCAGAAACTTTGATATTATAGATGCATCTGGAAAATATTCCAGTATAAATGCTTTCTGTGACGACGGATATATCTATAAACAAGAAAGCGAAGAAACATTAGAATTTAAATTCGACAGTAGAATTGCTGTGATTAATTTTGTTAGACAAAATATAGAATCAAAATTTGCAGATGCCGATGTTTATAACTTTTATTTTACAAAGTTTGATAAGATTCTGTTTACAGATTCTAATACAGTATGGCAATCAGTAACGTCGAGTACTCCAACAGGATATTTTAAAAATATCATAGACAACACACTGCTAAAAGTAGGTACGTATTCTACATCTAGTCTGAAATACCTACTCACCGGAGCACTAATTAAATTTGTAGCACCCGTAGGTTATTATTTTATGCCTAATGGCACATTGACAGCAGGGTTACCGGAGCAACCAGGCGCAACGACTTTTAAGTGGACCAAGGTAGTATCTGTGGTCGGTGACGGCACTAATGCAGGCAGAGGGATTCTTACCAACGGGCTAGGAGCAGTCAAATTCAGTGATAATATTCCAACAGGAGCAGTGGCTAATCGTATTGTTCCTAGATTCGTAAATGATCTAGATACCGCACTAGAAACAGAAATAGTGAATCAGTGTTCTCAGAATTTAAACTTTGGATTGAGATACGAATCAATTACGTCAACTTGGAAAATTATCACGTCTTCAAATATAAATTTGGTTAACGATTTTGGTCTAGGAAAAGCGGGAGATGTAACTAATACCAACGCGGATTCTTCATGGCTTGTGGCATTTGTCAAAGAATCTGATAGATATGTTGTTAAAATTAGGCTTCTTAGTTATGTGTTTGGCAGTATTTCACAGAATCGTTTTTATTTTGATACTAACGAAAAACGCTATAACGACCAATTAGGCAGTGTGGTTAAAGACCAGGTTAAGATTCTCGGCATCAACACCGGCAGCAATTTCGTTACAGAATTACGGCAAGATCTGGCTTTTGAAATTAGTGACACCATTAAATTTGATGACGGATATGAAAGCACCAGCGAAATAAAACTAAGTTTTCAGGACAGTGACGACGACGGAGTTATAGACAATCCAGATGCATTTGAACAGATAGTTGGAGTAGACACAGAATTAAATTATTTGTTTTTTAAAGAAACTGTAGATCAATATGGAACCACAACATATCAGTTAGTAGATAATTCGAATAATTCAATACTGATTAGAGAAAAAGAATCGGTGGTTGATTTTACTGATACCGTGACGTACCCTGACGGCCAGTTAATTTATTTTTACACTGTTGATGAAGATGCGGTAAAAATAGTTAACAGAACTACCAATACATTCGACCTAGATAGATCATATAGAGCTAATATAGGCCGCGAAAGTCTTAAGTTTCAATATATTCATAATGCCAGCGTCGACAGGAGAATAGATCCTAGCTCTAGCAATATTATTGATATATTCATGTTAACTAAATCCTATGACGAAGCATTTAGAATTTACCTTGCAGGCGGATCAACTGTGGCACCAGAACCTCCTAGCACAGATAGTCTAAGAATAACATTTGGTTCAAATCTGTCTGCTATTAAATCTATCAGTGATGAAATCATTTATCATACGGTGAAATACAAAGTGCTGTTTGGTTCAAAAGCAGATCCTAAACTACAGGCCACATTCAAAGTGGTTAAAAATCCTGGGCAATCTATTAATGACAACGATTTAAAAGTTCGAGTTATCGCAGCGATAAATGCGTTCTTTGACGTCAACAACTGGGATTTCGGAGACAGATTTTATATGGGAGAACTTACTACTTACATACTAAATTCTACAGCGCCAGATATTAGCAATATAGTGATATGTCCTAAACAAAGCAGTCAATCATTCGGCAGCTTATTTGAGATTCAGAGCAGATCAGATGAAATCCTAATCAGCGGAGCCACAGTCGCAGATGTTGAAATAGTTACGGCTATTACAGCAGCTGAAATTGGTTCTGCTATAACCAGTGTGGTATCTTCTACCTATTAACTATGTCAGATAAATTTTTTCCTTTCAGTAAACTACCTATAAGAAAATCAGTTGAACTTTTACCTAAAGTTTTTCAAACTGAAGCCAACGATAAATTTCTTGCAGGAGTTGTAGATCCCTTAGTGCAGCCTGGGTTACTAGACAAAGTTACAGGCTATATTGGCCGCAGGTTTGGAAAAACTTATAATGGCAGCGAGTTGTATGTAGATACAGATGCCACACTAAGGAGTGCATATCAATTAGAACCAGGTGTAATTTTAAAAAATCACAATGAGATCGAAGGATTTTGGGATTACATTGATTTTAAAAATCAACTAAAATTCTTTGGTAACACCCAAGAGCGTGATGATAAAATTACCAGCCAAGAACATTATACGTGGAATCCTCCCATAAACTGGGACAAGTTTATTAACTATCGAGAATACTATTGGATTCCAGATGGGCCACCTAGTATACCAATATACGGTCAAAGTGGAACAGTCAGCAGCACATATCGAGTGGTATTAGGTACAACAAAAAACAGTTTTGTTTTTACTCCCGATGCCTATACCAACAATCCAACCCTAACATTATATCGAGGACAGACATACAAATTTAGAATAAATGCCCCAGGTGAAGGATTCAGCATCAGAACCAACTACGATACAGGATCATTAATATTTAAGCCCGGATTTGGATTGTATACTGTTGGTTCTTTGGCCGTGTACGATAATAAACTGTATAGAGCTAAAAAAGAGATAATTCCCGGAGATCTCAGTTCGATTACTATAGACAGTGAGGATTGGGAATACCTTGAACCAGCATCATCTGGAGCAGCTCTAGAATACAACAAAGGAGTAACCAACAATGGTATTGAAAACGGCACACTGACTTTCACCGTACCCTTTGATGCGCCGGATACCCTATATTATCAAGGGTTAATCACACCAGATACATTTGGTAGATTTATAATCGCTGATATTGAATCTAATACCTATATCAATGTAGACAAAGACATAGTTGGTAAATCTACCTATGTCAGCAGTAATGGCATTACATTCAGCAATGGAATGGTAGTAGAATTTCGTGGAAATGTAAATCCAGAAAAATATGCCACTGACACATGGTTGATAGGAGGTGTTGGAACAGCCATAACGTTGACTAAATTCTCTGATCTAATAGTGCCAGTGTTAACTGCGACAGTTCCTGAAGTGTTGTTTGATAACGCAGGATTTGATACAGAACCGTTTGATGATGCCGCAGCCTACCCCACCTTTAAAGATTACATCACCATTGCTAAAGATAGTATTGATGCTAATCCTTGGTCAAGATATAATCGTTGGTTTCACAGAAATGTGTTAGAAACAGCCTATACATTACGAGGACAAGATTTTCCGGCCGAAGAAAATACAAGAGCTAAACGTCCAATTATAGAATTTTCCTCTAATCTACAGTTGTTTAATCACGGATCAGTGGCCAAAAAGACTGTCGATTATCTTGATGACAATACCACTGATATATTATCTCTTATTGAAGGTAGTGCAGGCTATAACGTCGACGGAGAATTTTTATTCGACGGTGCTAGAATACTAGCAACAGCTGACACTGATAGACTAACCAATAACAAAATATATGAGGTAAGATTTATTAGACACATAAATTCTAGGCAGATACATTTAGTAGAAACCGAAGACAGCGACAGTGTGTTAGGTCAAGGAGTATTAGTACGCAGAGGCAATAAGAATGGTGGCAGGATGTTCCACTACAACGGTACCTCCTGGGTGCTGAGCCAAACAAAAACCACAGTAAATCAAGCTCCACGATTTGATGTGTTTGATTCTTTAGGCGTGAGTTTTGCTGATAGTGAGAAATACACTACTAGTTCATTCATTGGTTCAAAAATCTTAAGTTATAAACAAGGGTCTGGTAGAATAGACACGGAATTAGGATTTAGTCTCAGCTATCTAAACATTGATAACGTTGGTGATATCGAATTTAACTTTGACTGGGACTTAGATATCGCGGAGTATACAGAAACACGTATACCTAAGAGTGTTAAGATTTCAACAGGGTTTTATAAATTTAATCCAGATACAGTTTATGATAATGGCTGGTTATTAGCAGGTACAGAATATACGCAACCTATCATAGATAGTCAAGTAATAATAAACGATACCAATACACTTACGTTTAACACTATAAATTGGAATCTATTGACTATTGAACCGATTATAAACATTTACATTAATGGAACCAAATATAACGGAACGTATACTAGAACAGATAATATATTTGTGTTCCCATTTACATTATCTGCAAAAGATGCAGTAGTGTTAAAAGTTATTGCAGATCTTGATCCAGACCAAGGTTATTATGAAATACCAATAGGAATGGAAAAAAATCCTTTCAATGCAGAACTTCAATCATTCACACTAGGACAAGCAGTAGACCATGTTATTTCTGCTGTAGAATTTCAAACCACCGCCACCGGAAATATTCCAGGAGCCAGTAATTTAAGAGATATTAGCGGATATCAGAAACATGCTAAACGGTTTGTTAAACACTCCGGAATAGCACCGTTGGCCATTATGACACTGTGTGATAAAACTCACAATGTCATTAAATCAATACAATATGCTAAAAAATCTTATACAGATTTCAAAAATAATTTTATCGTAAGAGCACTAGAAATTGAGTATAATGATAGTGTACCTAATTTTGTTGATGATATAATCGATAGTTTAGCAAAAAACAAAACTTCAGTAAATGCTTTTGCAGACAGCGATATGTTGGGCTCAGGAGCCTATACTGCCATAACATACAAAGTAGAAGATGTAGGCATAAAAACATTTGCACTAAGTGAAAAATTTGATCTTGTAAGTCTTAGTAGTCGTGCTGTGTATGTCTATCTTAATAGCAGTCAATTGTTGAATACTAGAGATTATGAATTTAATTCTACATTTGGATTTGTGCAACTCACTGTGCCTATTCAACAAAATGATATTGTAGAAATACGCGAATACATTTCTACAGCCACAAATTATATTCCGCTAACTCCTACAAGTATGGGACTGTATAAAAAATATACTCCTATGAAATTTATAGACGATACCTATCAAGAGCCTCGCGAAGTTATACAAGGACACGACGGTAGTATTACTACGGCCTATGGTGATTTTAGAGATGATTTAATACTAGAACTTGAATATCGT